AATAAAATCTGATTCAACAGTAGAACCTGATATTAAAGATGAAATAGAAAAAGAAGAATTAATATCTAAATTTCCTAAAACAAATAAATTAAAACCCAGAGTAATATTAAATCCTGCTAACTTTACAGTTGTTGAAGTACCCAAAATGTTGTGTCAACCTATAAATAAAACACCTGTTATGCTTGGTGGAAATAATCAAGAAATTGATGTAAATAAAGCAATTAAATTAATATACAATGCAGATCCTTCATCAAAATTATATTCTATTGTAATGTACTATTTAAAAAATGAACATGAATACTTATCTGAATCTCAAAAAATTCCCAAAATAATTAATAAATCCGATTTAATTAATGTATTAGTTTCTATCGTATATGATGAATTTACTGAAAAAAATAATAAATTAGAAGATATTATTTCTACCAAATACATGGAAGAAATACCCGAGATGTATAAATTTAATTTTCAAGATAAAGTAATAATTGATTTAAGTGAAAAATGTTCTAATATTAATGAAAAATTCGTAAAATTAAATAAAAATGTTGATAAAATAAAAATACTGGTTAAATCTATGTATACCAATAATATTCAAAAATTCAAACAATCTGGTGGTAAATCTAAAAAAAAGTCAAATAATTCAAATGATAAAACCATAGACGAAAAAATACGAAATAAAATCGAGAGTGTGTCTCTAGCCCTCCAAAATAAACAAACTGGTGGATTAGTTACTTTAACTGACATGTCGAATGAAATAGATCGTTTTCCAGCTAATACAAAAGATAAAATGATTATTAGAGATATGCAAGAAAAAGCTAATATGTGGGTAGTTGAATTACTAGAACAAAACTTGACAACAAAGATTATTAAAGATAATGAATATAATATTGCTCGTTTTTATTTACAAAAAAATTCTACCGCTGTATTAGATAATAAGATTCTGAATTTTATTAATAATAATGCAAGTATTCTCACATTACAAGATGATGATCGTATTAAATTAACTATACCAAATGAAATTAAAGTAGAAAAACTTAATAATCAAGTAGTAAGAACAAATGTAACTGATAAATTAAAAGAATATTTTAATAAAAAGTATGAAAAATTATTGGAATTAAGAGATTTGCCTAATCAAGAAAAACCTAAAAATAAATTAGAACAAATACAATTTATTTTAAAACAATCAGGTGGTGTAGATAAAGATACTTTACAAGAAGAATGTTTTACATCTAAACAATACTCTAAATTTTTAACTAAAATGATTGGTTATTTTAAAACAAATAAAAGAAATATGGATGAAACAGATATAACTGTAATTGAAAATGATATTAAGACTTTGCAAACTATAGAAGCTAGATTAATTAAAAATAATAAGTTATTTAATAATTATAGAAAAATACAAGAAGTATATCCAGAAACTTTGTATAAAGATATTACATTGAAACATCTTGAAAAAATAATTGAGGATAATAGTCAATTATTTGATCAATATGGAAATATTAATAAAAATATTATTGATGTTATTAATAAAGTCGAAAGATATTCTCAAATAAAAGAAGCGTTAGAGACTAAAGAACATGAATTAAATAAATTAAATTCACAATCTGGTGGTGGTATTAAATCATATTTTTCTAGTTTTAATAATAGTAAAGAATATTTTACAACCGAGACGTTTAAAAAAGTTTTGAAAGAAATGGAAGATGAAAAATAATACTTAATTATCAAAATAGCACTTTTAGTGTTTTTGAATAATTCTTAATTATCAAAAACCACACGTGTACGACCATTTTCTATCTTTAACACATTATAAGATGTTCCATACACTCTTAAGTATGCTGGATTACTATAAGATACAGATCTACTTAATATTAATTGTAATGATATGTCATCTATTCTACTAAAATTACATGAACCAGAAGGTTGATATTTTTCTGGAGCAAATGCAAATGAAAAAACCATAATACCTGCACTAGGTGATCTGGTATGACCTCGTAATACTTCGAGATATTCATAATAATTAGAAGGTCTCATTGAAATTCTTTCTTTACCGTTTAATAGTAATGCACCTTGTAATATTAATGATTTTCCTGATGGTAATATACTATCAGTATAATTAAAAACATCTTTTAATCCACCTTGAATTAAATATTCGGGTTGAACTCTAAAAAATAATTCTTTGGTTGGATGAATAAAACCAAGATTAATAGAATTTGCAGCATTATATAATATTCTTTCTGTATCAGATTGTAAATATTCAAATAATATTTCTGTATTTACATGCGAAAATTTTAATGCTTCCTGATCATCTAAATAAAAATAATCAACATATAAACAACTGCTAGCAATAGTTAAATTATTTAAAAAACTTAATGTTGATGATTTACTAATATATGTTGTTTCTGCACTCACTACAGTTACACTATAATTTGTATCAACACCTATAACATTTGAATTTAATCCTTGTGTAACTACTAAATTAGTAGAATTATTTATTTTCAAATAATTTAATTTTTGAGTAATTGAATCAAATGACAAATATTTCATATAAATAATAGAGTTACCTTGAGTTTGACTAATATATTCACCAAAATTAAAATTTATGATATTCTTATCTATTTTAACTGAATATGTTGGACCATATAATAAACATTCATTTAATGGATTAAATTCAATATGAACTTTAATATCTGAATGATACATACCAATAATAGGTAAAGGTAAAAAATCACGACAAAATGAAAATAACAAAGGTATATTAACACTATAAGATGGTTTACCTTGTGTAAATTCATAGATTTCAGGACGATCACCTATCATTTTATATACATCTTGATATCTAGTTAATTCAAACCAAATATTCATCCAATCCCCATATTGACGATCAATAATTCGACCACCAATTTCAAATTCAGCTGTATTTATTAAAGCTAACCCTATTTTTTTATTCCATGCAACATATATTGGTACACCATTAAATGAAGATGGAATTGCAGGTAAAACTACATTTAAAAATATACTACCAATCATATGACCATTTTTTGATAAAATCGATGTTACTCGATTCCCAAATGTTGGTTTTAAATTAAAATATTGAGGAATTGATTCTTTTGAAAAATTTGTGTATCTGTGATATTTTGCACTAAAGAAGGTGATCTCAGGCTTAGAAGTTAAATATACATCTTGTTCACCATATGCAACTAATTGGATTGCTCCACTCACCATTATTATTACTAATATATTATCTTTATCTAAAAATTTAAATAATAGACTATTATTTAAATTTTACAATTTTATTAGAGTTCAAATGCCAATCCAGCTTGACCACCCATAATACGTAATAAATTGTAATTTCTTGCAATAACACTTACATTATATGCACCATCATCTGTATCTAATAAGAAATATGCATCTGCTAATTGTGAAAAGTTACATGATCCAGATGGTTGATATTCATTTGGATATAAACAAAATGGGTATGTATGTACTCCATTTTGTGGAATATTATTATATTTATGAAAGTGTATTAATTGTGTTAAATCACTTATTTCATTAAATCTAGATTGACCATTTAATTTTAATTGAGATTTATTAATTGGCGATTTAGTAGTAAATGGAATATCACTTTTAGATAATTGATTATTAATAAACATTGGAATGTAAGGAACATTTGGATATGCTTTATACAATGATGCATATCTTTGTCTTGATAATTCTGTAATTGGATTAATTTCATCATATCTATCATAATTTGATAATAATTGGTAAAATTTAGATGTAGTATAATTATAATATTGTTTACTGTTAATATTTGAAGTATTTACTTTTGGTTGTGCATACCAAAATAAGTCTTTTACTGGTTGTGCAAAGTTAATTTTGGTTTCAAAATTTGTACCATAGTGAGAATAATTACGGTAATTTTCTTGTTCTATCAAATATTCATGTTTACTTGTTGCAAATCTTCTACGTTCTTCACTATCCAAATATATATATTTCAATTGTAAACTTAATTTGGGTCTACCAGATGTAACAAATTTGGTTAAAGGGTCACTTATAATTAAGTTTTGGAATTGCTCTAATTGTAAGGTCATTTTTACATCAGAATGTAATAAACTGATTAAAGGTATACTTAATCCCGCATTATTGTATCTATTAAAATAAAAGGGTAACGGTATTTTAATTTGAGATTTAGATATTACAGATGATGTATATGCAGTCAATGCAGATATATTACCAATCATTTTATTATATCCAGATCTGTGTCCTGGTTTAATATTAATTTCATTCCAAATATTTATCCAATCTGATGTAATTTTTTCTATTTCAACATTATTTATTGATAATTGATAATATTGACTAATATATTGACCTAAATTTTCAATCCATGCAAATCTAGGTGCATTATTTGTTAAACTAGTAACTTGTGAAATTTGTTCATTTAATGAATTTTGACCAGTATAATTTCTTATTTCATTATTATATGATTGTAAAAAGTTCTTTTTAATAATTGAGGTATCTGTAATTAATTCATTATTTTGAACAACATTAGAACACAATGAAGCTTGAATATTAATTTCTTTATTATTAAATAATGTATTACGATAATATTCAAATGTATGTGTCTCAGTTACAAAATTAGCAGTAGTATATTGGTCTTGAAAAATAGAAGGGGCATTAATTAAATTAATTTTTTTATTTGCTAACTGTGAAATAAGAAATGTTACAAAACTATCCAATGTAATATTACTTTGTGAAATACCATTAGATAATGAATCACATTGTAATATAAGATAACCATTAAAATTTTTATATGATGATCCCAATAATGTAGGTACATTATTATATTTATAAAGAGCATATGTTTGTAAGAAATTTGAAGGTGTTGTTTTATTTGGTGGTGTATCAAATGTAGT